TAATAGAGACCCGTTAACTACTAAGGGTGACCTCTATACCTTCTCTACAACCGATGATCGCCTAGCTGTCGGAGCCAATGGGGAAACTCTCGTAGCAGATAGTTCCACTTCAACAGGCTTGCGCTATCAAGCGACACAGGCGGCTGGCAAAAATGCACTTATTAACGGTGGCTTCGACATTTGGCAGCGTGGCACAAGTTTTACTTCATCTCTTGTTTATGGGGCTGACCGCTGGTTTGAATACTTTGGAAGCGGTACTTTTACTTATGCAAGAACTACAAGCAACCTTCCTGATGGATTTCAGTATGGTATGCAGATTACATCTAATTCTACAACTGCTTCTGCTGAACTTTATCAAACAATGGAAACTGCTAATTGCATAAGATTTGCTGGCAAAACTATTGTTGTTTCAGGTTGGGTTCGTTCAAGCAGCAACGTTACAGCCACAGTTTTAATGGGTTCTTCAACTGCTACAGATGAACCGCAAAGTGGAACTTTTAGCAGTATTTCGGGTACTGGTACATCTTGGGCTACAACAGGAACTGCAACAAGATTTTCAGCAACTTTTGTAATTCCATCTACTGCAAAATCTTTACGCTTTGGCTTACAAACTGGTTCATTGGCATCAGCAGCAACCTTTACTGTAACTGGATTACAGATTGAGGAAGGCAACGTTGCTACTGGCTTTATGCGTACTGGCGGAACAATTCAAGGAGAATTAGCCGCTTGTCAAAGGTATTACTTCCGTTGGACTGCAACAGACCTTTATAGTCCTTTTTCTCAAGGAATTAGCACCACAACAACAAATGCGCAAATTTTTGTTCAATATCCTGTAACTATGAGAACAAAACCAACTGTTTTAGAGTTTAGTACCTTAGTGATTAGCGATATTGGTTCTTACAATCTTGCAATTAGCGCGATAACTTTGAGTAATGGTTCTTCAAATGTTGCTGAAATCGGTTGTACAAATGCTGCAACTGCAACTGCAAACAGAGCGGCTTTTATTCGGTCAAATAACTCAGCGTCAGGATACTTAGCGTTTGGAGCAGAACTATGAGCAAAAATAAAATAATTACAGATATGTACGGCATTGAACACATTATCATTGACAGAGGCAACGGGGAATATACCTCAATGCCAAAGACAGAATACGACCGCCAACAAGCGGAACAATCCACACCGAACCTAGCTGATTAGTGCTAGGATCTGCCTATGGAACTTATACCCTTAGAGCAGATAGCCGAGCAGCTACATAACAGATACCGCACAAGTGGGTACTCTGAGCAACTGTTCAAGCAGGATATGCAGATCATTAGACGGCTGGGTGTTCACCCTGCTCTAGCAACTTACGAGGACCTAGAGCGGGTGATACTCCAGGCTACCAGGCAGTCTACCAAGGCTACCTATGTAGCCCGTCTGAGGAGTATCTACAAGTCCTTGAACAAGATGAACCTTGTCAATGGTCACAACCCTGCTGAACAACTGCCACAGGTCAAGCCAGGGCGTGGTGTGCCTAAGCCTGTAACCAAGGGTGAGTATCAGAAGCTGCTGGCTGAGGCTAAGAACCCAACGCTACGCAACTGGTTTATCTTAGGTGGCACAGCAGGACTTCGTGCAATGGAAGTAGCCAACATCAAAGGCTCAGACCTAATAGAGCACGAGGATGGGTACTCTCTACGAGTACAGGGCAAAGGTGGAACAGACTTGATTGTCCCAGTATCTCCAATCGTCTCAGATATGGTTAGGTCATACGGAACTCTTGGCAGACTATGGCAGGTAACGCCTAATAAGTTATCTAGTAGAGCTGCCAATGAGATGCGTCGCATCCTTGGTGAAGACGCTAAGCATTTCCACAGCCTTCGACATTACTTTGCAACGACGATGCTTGAGAAATCAGGCGGAGATCTGATTGCTGTTAAAGAACTTATGCGCCACACAAGTGTGGCTACAACCCAGATTTATACACAGCTAGCCCAAGGACGCACTAGATCGCTGGTGAACCTTTTAGAATAAGGAGAATAGATGCCATACGGATCAGACATAACGGAACCGATACCCTATGTACTATCCAATCCTTCAGGTGCTACTACCTATGCAGGCACCGGTGAGGCATACGATGTGGCTATTGCAGGTCTACCGTTCTTCTTGCTTAACTCAGATGATGCACCATATCGTCGTGTAACAGCCCAGTATCGCAAGCAACAGATTGACCAGACACGTGAGGCTGGAGAGCAGACTCTGACTGGTTGGTGGCTACGCAGCCAATCATCCTTTCACCTTGGCGCTGGTATTAAGTTCTTTGAACCACAGCAAGAAGAGTCGCTACGCTTCCAGTACACAGAGTCTAAGGGCTTAGATGTATGGACTAGAGGACAGGCTACCCTGCTCTATGACACAGCCAGCTTCTATGCTGGCGCTGCACCTGCCCAGTTAATCGGTGTTAACGATGGTACCAATGACTGCATCTTTGTAACAGATGGCACTGCACTCAAGAAGATTACAACTGGTGGTACCAATACAACTATCTCTCAGGCTGGTACGGCTTCGACTATCTTTAGTCTTACAACTGATGGCTCTAACTATTACTTTATCAATGGCACACACGTTCACAAGGGTTCAGTAGGTGCAACTCCTGCCGATGCTGAGATCTATGCAGCAGCAGCTACAACAAGAGGCACTATTCGCTATGTTAAGCAACGCCTTATCCTGGCTAAAGAAAATGTTTTGTATGAATTAAACGCTAACGCTACAGGTGCTGCAGCTTTACCTACTGCTTTGTATACACACCCTAATCCTAACTGGGTCTGGTCATCTATTGCAGAAGGTCCACAGGCTATCTATGTCTCAGGCTATGCACCTAACGGTTCATCATCTGCAGTCTTTAAGATTACTTTAGATGCCGCAGTTCCTAATACTCTTGGTTTCCCAACACTTAATACTCCTACAGTTATTATTGATATGCCTAATGGTGAGCGTATCAATGACTTTGATGTCTACCTTGGTGTCTATGCAGTCCTTGCAACAAGTGCAGGATTTCGCGTAGGTGTGGCAGATAACAATGGAGATATCCAATATGGACCAGTGCTCTTTGATGATGCACCGTGTAATGCTATTGCCTTCAAGGACCGCTTTGCCTACCTTACAACTTTAGTAGATGGCGCAGCAGGACTTGTACGAGTAGATCTATCTACAATAGTCCTTGCTAATTCTCTGTTCTTTCCTTGGGCTTGGGACTTGGTTGCAACAGGAACTACTACCACTGCTAGCCAGATTGCCTTCTTTGGTAACTCAGACAGGGTTGCATTTACCAATGGCAATAATACCTGGGCAGAATCTACAACCAACCTTGTACCAAGTGGCTACTTGCGTACTGGTTACATCCGATACAACACACTAGAGGCTAAGATCTTTAAGTTGATGCAAGCTCGTGTGGATACCACTAACGGTGGCGTTACTATCCAATCAGTAGATGCCTCTGATAACTTCTATACTATCGGTGTCTTTGGTCAAGAATCTGCTGTACCTCAGATCAATATTAACTACCCACAAACTGCCCAAGAGTATCTTGGCTTTAAGTTCACACTGACTCGCTCTAGTACTGATTCAACTAAGGGACCATTGTTTACTGGTTACCAGTTACGTTCACTACCTGCAACACCACGTCAGCGACTTATCCAGTATCCATTGTCTTGCTTTGACCACGAGACAGACCACTTCGGAGTTGAGGTTGGCTTTGAAGGTGCAGCCTATGATCGTATGTCACAACTAGAGTTAATAGAAAACAATGGTGACACCATCCAGATTCAAGACTTTAGAACTGGTGAGTCATACCTTGGCATCATTGAAGAGATGGATTTTAGAAACAACACACCATCAGATAAGCGATTCACCGGTTACGGTGGCTTGCTTTTAGTGACAATCAGGACGGTATAATGCAGGCACAAGACTACGCAACAGTAGCTGTTGCAGTATGCACAATCATCGGTGGCTTTGCTGCCTCAGTACGCTGGATGGTTAAGCATTATCTCAATGAACTTAAGCCCAACTCTGGCAGTTCACTCAAAGATTCCGTCATTAGACTGGAAGAAAAAGTAGAAATCCTTTATCAGATGATGTTACAGCGAGGGAAAAATGAATGAAACCTGTTGCCAAGAAAGCCACGCCTGCCGCTATTGCTGTCCTTCGACAAGCCACAGCGCTGAAACCATTACGCAAGAAAGCCTCGGATGGACTGTTACCGAGCAAGGCACACATCAGTCAGAGTCCTAACTCAGATCACAATACTGGATATGCAGTAGACCTAACCCACGATAAGCTGGGTGGCATTGATTGCTTCCAAGTATTTGAAGAACTCAAAGCAGACAAGCGCGTTAAGTATCTAATTTTCCAAGGCAAGATCTGGTCAGCAGAGCGTGCCTCAGAAGGGGACCGTGAATACACAGGTTCCAATAAACACAACAAACATCTTCACATCTCCATCAATGACGGATGTGGAGACGACACTTCCCCTTGGTTCCCTTGGCTGGGAAAACCAAAGGCTGTCAACAAAGTAAAGGCTGCAATCAAGCCTCTACCTAAGAAGAAGGAGAACCAATGAACAAGAAGAAGATAGAAGCAATCGCAGCTACGTACCTACGTGCTGGAATTGCAGCAGTAATTGCATTATGGCTCGCAGGCGTAACAGATCCAAAGGCTTTAGCAACAGCAGGTATTGCTGCTATCGCAGGTCCATTGCTTAAGGCGATTGACCCAAAGGCTACAGAGTTTGGTCGTGGGTCTAAGTAACCCATAGCGCGAGGCAAACAGGAGGTCGGTCCCTACGGGGACCGGCCTTCTTTTTTTGTCCCTAAAATATGCCAGAGTTTGAATCACCTGATAGATGAGTCTTTAATCTATGACAGTTAGCGCAAAGAGTTTGTAGGTTAGATGGGTCATTGTTCCACCGGTCACCGTCTTTGTGGTCTACATCTAGCTGAGAGATGTGTACTGGTATGAATCCACACTGTTGACATTCTGTGCCTTTATGTCTAGCGTATGGATACTGGTAGTTGATGATGTTGCGTTTGTAGACAGCCTTGCATCTGTACCTACTGGTAAGTGGATTGGTTTTATCTCGTAGCTTGATCTTAGTGGGGCCACAAACAGAGCACGTGGCAGTACGTTCTTGCTCGTTATAGTCAGTTAGTTTGTGGTGCATCTTTGTCTATTGGACAAGGCACAACTACTAGATTACCGCAGTTAATGCAGGTTGCATCAAGGAAGTACCAGACCAGTTCGTAGTCTTCAAAGGAGGCCATAACGTTAAAGACCTGAGAGCCACACGGACACACGTGAAGTGGTCCTAAACCCCGCAGATCGGTCCCAAAAGGCTCAGGAAGGGTACTCCTGCGCCATCTAAACGATGGCAGGGTTGGTAGACGGAACCGCAGGGTTACTGTACGGTTACTGCTGCGACCCCTAGAGGGTCGCCTGTCCTGTTTAATTCGCCTCACGGCTCATATTGTAGTGCCTAGTATGTGTCGCTACGCGACGACACGCCGTACTAGTGATAGCCTTCCAGTATGACAACAATCGCAGCGATAGAGGGTATTGATTACGCCGTACTCGTGGCAGATTCACAGATCACCGAGGACAACTTAGTAACGTTAGCCGTTACTACGCCAAAGATTGTTGAGGTTGGTAAGTATCTCATCGGTATCTCAGGCGATACTAGACCTGGTGACATCCTTGCATACAACTGGAAGCCACCGATCTATCGTGGTGAAGACCCAGCACAATTTATGGGAAAGAAAGTTATACCTAGTATCAACCAAGCATTTACCGATAACAACTACGACTACAACAAGGTGGACAAAGATGGTGGCTTCGATTATCTCATTGCTTTTAACGGCAATATCTTTCGTATTGCTTGTGATCTCTCTTTTTTCCAAGCAAATCACGGAGCGTATGGCATTGGTAGTGGGGGTCAGCTTGCTCTTGGCTACCTGTATTCAATCTGCAAACCTGATATGGAGTTAGCCTACGCAAAGAGACACGCCCGTAAAGCAGTAGAGATTGCTTCGGTACTTGACGCTAATACTGGTAAGCCTTTACAGTTGGTGGTACAAGAACGGTTCTAGGAGGAGCTATGGCAACAAAAAGAATTGGGATAACCAATAAGTATTTTAGTTACGGCTGGATATATGGATTTGGTATTGGGCTTAACATAAACAGGCACGTTATTGATTTGCAACTTGGGTTCTGGTATATAGGGTTGGAGTTCTAATGGAAATTAAAACACAACCAATGACAGATGAATATGCTGCTCATTATTTTTATCAGATGGGTTGGATGGCTTGTCGTTTAGCGTACAAACTAGAAGGTGAGAAGAACGATGCCAGTAACTGATCCAAAAGAACTACTACTGACTGCACTACGGGCAGGGGACGCAAAGCGTTCACGTTCTACACAGGTACAGATTGGTCCATCAGAGGTAGGTGGCTGTCGCCGTAAGGTGTGGTATCGACTTAACGATCAACCTGAAACTAATGACAACGAACTAAAGCTCGCTGCGATTATGGGTACTGCTATCCACGCAGAAATTGAAAGAGCACTAGCAGATAATCCAGATGTGCTGATTGAAACAGAAGTTGAATACAACGGAATGAAAGCACACATTGACTGTTTCGTACCTAGTACTGGTGATGTGATTGACTGGAAGACAAGCAAGGTCCGGAACCTTTCTTACTTTCCAACCAATCAGCAACGGTGGCAGGTACAGCTATACGGCTACCTCCTAGCTAACAACGGCTATGCGGTCAACCGAGTGTCACTGGTAGCAATTGCCAGGGACGGGGACGAAAGAGATGTCAAGGTTCACACCGAAGCATACGATGAGTCCATTGCACTAGAAGCACTCGGTTGGCTAGCGGCTGTTAAGGAAGCAAAGGAAGCGCCAGCACCAGAGAAAGATGCAACCTACTGTCAACACTACTGCAAGTTCTATGACGCAAGTGGGCAGATGGGATGCGTTGGTCTAAAAAAAGAACGTACGTCAGTCAGTGAAGTAATCATTGCTGACGAAGATATTGACAAGAACGCATTGTTATATCTACAGTTAGCAGCACAGATCAAGGAGTTAGAAGTACAGCAGGATTCTTTGAAGGCATCGCTAGAAGGAGTACTGGGTACTACTAATTCAGGTATCGAAGTAAGTTGGACAACTGTTAAAGGACGTGAGTCAGTTGACAGTAGCGAGGTAGAAAAACTATTAGGGTTTGTCCCTAAGAAGGTAGGAGCTGAGAGTCAGCGACTATCCGTAAAGCAAAGTGGAGGAAAGTAAATGGCTACAGAAGGAACAAAGTTTCAAATCAATTACAAGTTAGCTGATGGAACACTTATCAATCTTTATGCAAAAGATGTCAAAGATTTAGAGACAGGTCTAAACGATCTAGGTATGGTTGCAACACTAATTCGTGCAACAGGTGCTGACCTACACGATGGACAAGCACCAGCACCAACAGTTGGAGCAATAGCACAGCAGTTTAATGCGACACCAGTACAGGCAGCACCAGCACCAGCAGGTGGCGCTAACAGTTGCCGTCACGGTGTAATGACACTACGTTCAGGCGTAGGACAAAAGGGTCCGTGGTCAGGCTATATGTGTGCAGCACCAAAGGGTGCGCCAGATAAGTGCGACACCATCTGGGTCCGATAACTAATGCGGGAGCCAAGTCAATACGAAGCTCCTAGTTGTGCAACTATCGGTGGCGACTTCTGGTTCCCCGATAATGAATCTGGTATCCCTGGCGCATCTACAGTTGATGCTAACTTTGCAAAGAACATCTGCAAGAGATGTCCTCACCGTAGAGAGTGTGCTGAATGGGGTATTAAGAACGAGGCTCACGGTATCTGGGGCGGTCTGGCGATTAGAGATCGTCAACGCATCAGACGTGAGCGAGGAATCAAAATCTATCAGGAGGACGACGTTGCTTAATCTTTCCCGCGCTTGGAGTGGAGTGCTTACCAAAGCCACACCACTGCCTGATGTGTGGAATGGGTTAGCAGTAGAAGGTATTAAGTTTCGCAGAGGCCAGGTATGTATGGTAGCTGCTGCACCTAATGCTGGTAAGTCTATGTTCTCTTTGATCTATGCAATCAAAGCCAAGGTTCCTACACTTTTCTTCTCCGCAGATACTGATACCACTACTGTAATGATGAGGTCTGTATCGCATCTATCTGGTCACTCACAAGTGACAGTCGAAGCAAACCTGTCTAACGATAGTAAGTATTACAATGCACACTTAGACAAACTTTCACACATCAAGTGGGTCTTTGATTCATCTCCAAACATTGATGATTTGGAGTTAGAGATCAGGGCTTACGTTGAACTCTATGGACATCCACCTGAGTTGATAGTCATTGATAACTTAATGAACATCACCGCTGAGACGGACAACGAATGGGCAGGACTTAGAGCAATTATGATGGAGCTTCACGATATGGCACGCAAGACTGAGGCCTGTGTAATGGTGCTTCACCACGTATCAGAACAGTCAGAGTATGGGTCACCTAGTAACCCACCTCATCGCAGAGCAATTCACGGAAAGGTCAGTCAGTTACCTGCACTGATACTTACATTGGGCTATGACCCAGGACAAGGAATACTTAAGGTAGCACCGGTGAAGAACCGCTTTGGCGCACACACTGCTGATGGAAGCAAATATGCACAGCTACTGGTAAACTACGCAGCAGTACAGATCTCAGATCAAAATGAGTTCGGTTGGATGCTAAGGAAAGATACGATTGCAGGATACCAAGGAGGGTATAATGTCTGAAGAACAGTTATCAAATAAGTACCGAGACAATCTTAAGGTAGATGGATTGCGTGCAGATGTTGATGCACTCAAGGTAGACCTAACCAACTTCGTTGGTGCGTTACTGCAATCTGGTATCGTCGAGTTAGTTAAAGATGAAGAAGGCAACATCATCTATAAAATCAACAAGGTTGTATTGGTAGATGAGTCAGTACAACAAGACTAAAGGTTCTCAGTTTGAGACAGATGTAATGAAGTGGTTACGCAATAAAGGCGTAACTGCAGAGCGTCTGTCTAAAGCTGGGGCAAAGGATGAGGGCGATATCGTTACTGTTATCGCGGGAGAAACCTATATCCTTGAACTCAAGAACAGGGCAACCCTATCGTTGCCTGAGTTCTGGAGAGAAGCACAAGTTGAGGCGCTTAACTATGCAAAGGCACGCGGTATCGGGGAAGTACCACTGTCATATGTAATAGTTAAGCGTCGCAACGCATCAATAGATCAGGCTTGGGTCATCCAAGACTTAACTCAATGGTTAAAGGAGAAACAGTAATGCCAGTTCCAGAAGGTAACATCACAACATCAGAGATACTTGTACCAGTAGTAGAAGAAGTAGCTGAGGAAACAACAGAGGAGGAAACAAAAGATGAAGCCTAATGAGTTTGCACACATTATCGCAGACCTTTTAATTGATCCAGAAGATCCAGATAACCCACACCCAGAACATAATGCCTACAACTGGGGTTTAATTGATGCTCAAAGAGCATTACAAGGTGTATCAATAGATGTTATTAAGGAACACAGACCGAAATGATTTGCCAGAACTGTCATAAGGCAGGAGAAGAGAACACTCTTGCTCACTACAAGCGTTCATCTCATTGGCACGACAAGTGTGATGATAAGGGGTGTGTATGCCAACACAAGACTGGTCCAGGGTACGTAAAGCGGGCAGGTTCAAAGGTGCCGTTGATGCAAACACAATCCCCATAGGGGCAATTGTTTCCCACTTCGGAGGTGAAGTACGTGAAGGCAAGAGTGCTTCGGTTCGTTGCTGTTTACATAGTGACAGTAGACGCTCAGCAGTTATCAATACTTATGACAATTTATATTTCTGCCATACCTGCGGTAAGGGTGGCAATGCAGCTAACCTAGTGTGCATACTAGAGAACTTGGAGTTTAACGATGGCCTCAAACGCGCAGTCGAAATTGCTGCTGGAAGCGGCGCAGCAATACGCCCAAGCAATAAGTCCAGAGGCTCTAGCCGTACTCGAAGGACGTGGGATCTCTGAAGAGACAGCAGGACTGTTTCAGTTAGGAACTATTACCAACCCAATCAATGGTCACGAAATGTATGAAGGGTGGCTATCTATCCCATACATCACAGCTTCCGGTGGTTGTGTTGGCTTTAAGTTTCGCAGACTAGATGATGCTAAGCCTAAGTATGGTTCACCTACTGGGCAGAAGGCACACCTGTTTAATGTCTGCGACATCACCGTTGATTCACCACACATCGTTGTATGTGAAGGTGAACTAGATGCGATAGTTACTAGCGGTGAGCTTGGTATCCCAGCCGTGGGTGTACCAGGTGTAGCTGCTTGGAAGCCACACTTTCCTAAGCTATTTGCGGGGTACGAAACTATCTTTGTTGTTGGTGACAATGACATCAAAGAGGACGGGTCTAACCCTGGCGCTGAGTTTGCTAAGCGCGTGGCTAACGAGGTAATGAACTCACAGATTGTTACACTACCGCCAGGTATGGACATCAATGATTACTACTTGGCTAATGGAATTGATGCCACAAGGAAGCTACTGATAGGGGAGTCGAATGTATGATGATGACAAGAAGCGAGTGGGACACGATGCTACAGACTTTGCAGCATTTGGGCTTCCAGATCCTTTCCGTGGATACGCAAAGCGAAACAATAACAATAAGACCGATACCGACCCGATAGATTTTAACCAGGTAAAGTTTGTTACTGATATGTGGGAAGTGTTAGATGCAGCAGGCAACCTGCTCATCAAGAAGCACAAAGACTACGGCCCAACTAACATCAGTCTCTCACCTGGTGGACCACTCAATGGTTTGCGTGTGCGTATGCACGACAAGACTGCACGCATCAACCACTTGATTGATAGCGGTGCAACACCAGAGAACGAGTCACTACGAGATAGCTTCATTGATCTACTGAACTATAGTGCTATCGCACTTATGGTCTTAGATGGTAAGTGGCCTCGTGACTGAAGGGTTCTATAAGACTGACACGTTCAAGACATCTAACGATGACACTTGGACTACACCCAGAGATTTCTTTGACAAACTTAACAAAGAGTTTAACTTTGGTTTAGATGCAGCAGCTCTTGCTTCATCAACCTTAGTACCTGATAACTGGTATGGTCCTGACCATACAGAAGAAGGCAAGCGTGATGCGCTTATCATTGATTGGAACCACAACTCACGCGGCAAACCTATTTGGTTGAACCCACCTTATGGTAGAACTATTAAAGATTGGGTGCGTAAAGCTGACAGTATTGCTAAGGCAGGTGGTGTAGTGGTGTGCTTAGTGCCTGCACGCACCGATACTTCTTGGTGGCACGAGCATTGTATCCATCACGAGATTAGATTTATTAGAGGCAGATTAAAGTTTGGTAATCAAAAGAACTCAGCCCCATTTCCTAGTGCAGTAGTGGTGATGCGATGACTGAACTGCACCCAGTAATCTATGACCTAGTGCCTAGTGTTGCTAACACTATTCATCGTAGGTATAACAAGTATCTTGAGAAAGATGACATCAAGCAAGAGCTGATGGCGTGGGCTATGACTAGGGTAGAGGATCACACAGTTGATCTAATGGAACCTATCGAAGAGCGACGCAAGCACAATGAGCAGCGCATAGCCTGGCAGATGAAGCGTGCAGGAGAACGCTATGCACGCAAGGAGAAGGCTGCTAAGTCTGGCTATCAGACCAATGATGAAGCCTACTACGAGTCAGCAACTCTTGGTCAGTTGCTACCCTTTGTTATTGCATCAGTCATAGATGGCACAGTATTAGAGCAAGCGCAAGAGATGATTAAAGATGGGCAACCTAAAGGTTCATCATCTCCAGCAGAAGGTGGCAACCTGCTTGCTAACCTCATTGACATCAAGCGTGGCTTTCTTAAACTAGAACAAGAGGACCAGGCTATCTTGCGTATGCGTCATCACGAGAGCTTTACCTTGCAACAGATAGCACAGGTATTAGAGTGCGCTATCTCTACTGCAGATCGTAGATGTTCTCAGTCCTTGCGTAGATTACAGGATAATCTAGGTGGGGTTAGTCCCTGGCAATGAACGAAGAGTTATTATTTACCTTCTTGCGTGAGAGTTTGTATCCAGATTTAGTAAAGTCTGAGGGCATCTTTGATGCCTATGACTGTATCTCTAGGCAAGCAGGTCACTACATAGAGTTAAAGTGCAGGGCTACACACTACAACACCTTGCTGATTGAAGAGATGAAGTATCGCAAGCTCATCACCCAAGCAGCAGAGCGTGACCTTGTTCCCTTCTACATTAACTCTACTCCACAAGGTATCTTCTCCTTTGACCTATTGGATTTACCAGAACCAGTATGGTTTAATCACCAGATGCCAGCGACTACCGAGTTTGATAGGGTTGAGAAGGTTGAGAAGTTAGTAGGTTATCTACCTATAGAGGAAGGGGTGCAGCTCTAATGCAGTATGACTATCGTTGCCCTGATTGCAATACAGTATTAACTATCGAACGTAGTATCCACGAGGAACCACGTGAGCCTTCTTGCTTTGACTGCCATATCCCAATGATACGTAAGTGGGACTCACCTGGTGTCACCTTCAAGGGTAAAGGGTTTTACTCTACTGGTGGATAGTGTTATGATTAAGTTCTCGGTAGGCAATCCCGCCTATGAGTGCTAGCAAAAAGCCCCCGCCAGTTACGGCGAGGGCTTTTTGTTTGCCAGGAAAGGGTTAGAAACCCAGCACATCTATTAGTTGCTTACCTATAGTCCGAGTATATACAGGTGGGATAGCTTCAACAAGTTCTCCCCAGATCATCCAATCAATTCCCATTGCTTCTCGCGCCTGCTCTATAGTCTTTGCGGTATGCCCCCCCCCCGGAATTTCATCACGCATAGATCCGTAGATACCTACTGGCTTTCCCTGCTTCTTGTGGTCACATACTGAACCTGTTAATTGCAGGTTAGACTCAAAGAGTCTATGTCTGCGTACCTTTAGATCAAAAGATGAGCCACAAAATTGCACCGGGTTAATCAATGGAGCACCCGGTACGTTCTCAATCACGTAAGGTATACCACTAGCAATCAACGCCTCTCGTGTCTGAGGTATCAGATCTACTTTGTCCGTGCTCTTACCCTGAGCGTTGCGTAGATGCTGAGTGCGTGAGTGTGTCTGACAAGGTGGGCTAGCTGCAATCACATCAAAGGTACGCAAGTAATCTAAGTCTTGCAGTATCTCCAAGCAGTCTGTTTGTATAAACTCAAAGGGATAACGCTTCTGCTTCTTGATGTCAATACCAGTAACCTCAAAGCCAGCATCAGCGTATCCTTTGCTCGCTCCTCCAGCCTTGCAGTAAAGATCAAGTAGTCTCATCAGTACCAGCCGACTCTATCGGAGTGCCGGAGAGCACTGCAGAAACTTCCTCGATAACGGTGTTGAGTGTATCGTACAGCGTGAAGGATTTGTAGTTCAGGTTCTCCACTACGTTCTCTAAGGAGCTGAGCAATTCCGAAAGCTGAGCTAATTGGTTTACCCGAAGCGTCTCTTGGGCGAGCCAAGTGGTCGAAGCGGGATTCACGGGTCCAAAGTGTGACCGCACACTCTCTCTGTTGTGCGTTGTAACCGAGTGCTCTAAGGAAACTAATCGCAAGTGCTTTGTTCTCACGCTTTTCCTCCATTGTAGCCTTTGTTCTTTCGACTATGCTTAGGTCTTTTGGTAGTTCTTCTTTTACGTTGTGGTCCGGAGCGAGTACCCATAGTAACGCTAACACGGGTATTCCTAGCAACCCAATTCTTACCTTCTGTTTGGTCATTCTCTTTCTCCTCCGCTAGCAAGTCTCTATACACGTTAGGATAGAGGTGAGACAGGCGCACTAGCGCCCGGTCCCTTGCTCGTCTGTAGTTTCGATAGTGAATAGCTTGTTTCCCGCTGACTTCCTTACTCTCCATTGATCTTGTCCTCCCACACTATAAGCACATAGACTATCACCATTATCACCGCTATCCCTAACCAGTAACTCATAAGCTCGCTGCCCTTACTATCTCGGTTATGTCGAGGGTCTGCCCCACTAAGTGAGCGTCCTCTTCGTCACTATCCCACGCAGATACCAGCACTCTACTGCCACTAGGTGCAAGGCTTAGCCACTGGATACAGTGCTCAGCGTTAGCCCCGCCCCACTCGTTCTCTCCTTCAGGTGTAAGCACCTCATAGAATAGAATCAGGTCAGACTTCTTGGGGTGTATGGTATAGATGTTGTCATCTCCCATAAACTTAGTTCCATTATCTAGTATGCGTAGCACTCTACCGTCACTCATTCTCCTCCTCCTCGAACCCGAATAGCTGCGACAGGGCAGAATTAGCCCGTCGTAGGTTAGCGATAGCTCGCGCTATCTCCTCTTGCTGAAGGTCTATCTCAGCTTGATTAAGGCATAGGTCTACCTTAGCCTCTAAGTATTCTCTATTCACTCTCGTCTCCTTTCGGACAGTCTGCATACGGGTTCTCTTGTCCTTCATTATCTTCACATAGGCAGAAGTTAAAGTGCTCTACCTGAGTGACGTGAGTTAGTTCTGCTAACTCTGACCAGCTTAGATCTCTACTCATTACGCTACCTCCTCTACTACTACATCGTCATAACCTAAGTCTTTCCATACCTTAACAATTTTAAGCGCTTGTGAGTGTGATAATAGATTGCTACTCATCTCACTACCGCCTACCCATACTGTCCACTTACTCATTATCCTCTCCCTCTAGTAGTTCCTTGTCGTTGCACTTCTCGCACCACTTACGCATATTCTTCTCCGGGTAAAACCACATATCACACTCCGGACATCTCATCTCGTCCCACGTATCCATCTTCATTAGTAGCTCCCATCTTTCCCGGAGTTCCACCCACATCTATCGCAGGTAACCTTACCCTCTACTGTCTGGCTATCTCCACTCATTAGGCAACCACATACCCAACACTTACCGTAGCTCATAGCCCACTACCTCCCACGCACTATTTAACTTAGCCTCTTGCCACTCTCCACAATGCTCGCAAGAATAGTCTGCATTGATAGTAGATAGCACTAGCCCACGTAAGCCACAGTATCTGCACTTATCCATTACGCCACCTCCACGTGTACCGGCGGAAACTCTCCAAAACTACCTAGCTCTATCTCTTCATCATCTAGTAATAAAGTAACGGTTATGTCGTTGATGATCGTCTCGTCTATCTTGCCGATCTCGTCCTCTATGTTATTCATACCGTTAATCGTGGCTTGCTCGTATGCTTCATCACTTAGGTTTCCCGTAGTATCGTCTAGCTCTAGGCATACGTTAGTGGTAATCGTTAGATAATCGGTTACGAAAGTAACGCGGTAGTCGTAGCTCATTACTCTCCCTCTCCACACTCACAATAGTGACCGTCCGTGTAGCAGACATAGAGCCCGCTAAAGTGAGTACGGTAACCGTAGCTACGGTATCCCTCACTATCTTGTACGTAATATCTCCCGTGCATATCTTGTTTAGCGCCGGCTATCTCGCGCTCTCTCTCTAGTGTGCTCATTAGGCTACCTCTACTATCGTGTATTTAGCGTGCTTCAATAGGTCATACATAGCTTCATCGAAAAAACACTCTCTCGCATATTCTCTAGCCTTATCTTCACTCTCTCCCTCTACCTCATAAGCTACCGGTAGTAGTTCGATCTCTATTCTGTAACGCATAGCTTTAACCCTTTCATTAGTTACCTTACTAACCTTTAGTAAAGTAGTACCTTACTCTACCGTACTAGGATAGAGCAAGATACTACGCCACTAACTAAATGACACGCATAGGCATAAGTAAAGCTCTCCACTCTACTTTAGTAACAGGTAAGTGAATCATCATAGGCTTACCCTTACCCATAAACTCCACGCGTACCGCGTTACCCTTACCGGCTATCTTGCCATAGTCAGCGAATAGCGCCGGGTTAAATGCGATCTCACCTAATGGCTCTCTCTCGCTCTTGTTAAGTAGGTCATCAAAAGTAGCCGGGTAATTAGCCTCTAATAGTTGCACGGTGATAGAGCTACCGCTCACGCTCACGGTTAGTAGGTCACCGATACGGTTAAGAGTTACACGGGACACCTTGTTAGACTTAGCTAACTCTATAACCCGCTTAACATCACTTAGTGAGAGTAGGCTCTTAGATAGTTGCCCGTGCTCTACCTCTATCTTCCCCTCTATTAAGCGGTATCTATCGGTAGCACGTGCCACGAGATAACCCGCTCCCTCTCCCTCTAGTTGCACGCTGTTGAGCGCGTATAGGCTCTTATCCTTGCTTGAATGCGTGCTCGCTCCCTCTAATAGCTCCACGAGAGCGCTATTCTCAAGCTCTACCGTGTCGGTCACGCTCTTAGTCTCTTGTACTGTACTCATAACTTAACCCTTATTCTCTTAGTAAACCCGGCTAGGTGCCGGCTACCGCTCTCTCACCGTTAAGCAAGAGAGCGATAGTCACTCACCTAGTGAACTCTTCACCTAAACACTCACTCATTGATCCGGGACAGTATCCCTCTCCCGTCCACCATAGGTTACCGCTAAGCCAGATTAGCCCGGCGATTAGTAGGCCGATAGCGATACCGGCGACAAGGTTACCGCGCTTAGATAGCTCTCTCATTAGAGCCACGCTTGCTTTAACACGTAACCGGCACGCTCTTGCCCGTGGAATAGTACGCTTGAAAGATTGTAGACAAGGTGGAAACCCATATCCATACCGCACCCGTTTACGCGGATAGCTCTATGACCCTTGCTCTCTATTAGCTTATCGCCTAGGGCTTGTGCTGCATAATATGTTATGTCTGCAATATCGTTACCGTCTGCAATTACTAGCGATATATTGCGAGACATACCGCTAGAGCTTACGTGGCGCAGAATCGTGTAAACCTTAGTGCCGGGCTTTACGTAGTAAGTTAGTAGTCTTTCGATAGCATAGTCACGATCTAATTGCTCTTGCGCTCTCTTGCTTAGTGTCTTAGTCATAGTCTTAACCCTTATCCGTAGAGCTTGATTAGGTAAGTGATTAGCTCCACGGGATAAACATACACGACTATTCCCTATAGTACAATTCTTAACGGTCATACTTTATCGGTGACCGGTCAGGCAACATCGTGGACAGTAAGAGCGGTTATGTCTAGGATCTAATAGCTATGCAATAGTCGGGAGAGATAGGGCAAGGTCACCGGGTTAGCCGGGTTAGGTCATAGCTTTACGGGCTAAGGCTATAGGTTAGGTAGAGAGTTAGAGTTAGAGCGGTTACTTAATTAGTTAGAGCTTAAGGGTTAGGGTAGCCGGTGCGGTAGTGCGCCCCGTACAGTTTTCTAACACGCTAGACAGTAACCGCCAGACTGTCTAACCCTTAGCCGTACGGTTAGCCTACCGCGCAGGAACGAGCACCCCCCCATTTAAGTTTTGCCGTCGGCTAGGTATATACTCCCCAACAAAAAATATTTGCTAAAGTCAAAGCTGCGATCTGGCCTCTGACCTGCGGTTTTAGTACTGTGATGTAACTCACATTAGGAAAGCGAGAAATCCAGTCCTTTTCCTGCCTTATATATAGTAGGGGAGTAAAACGGGGAGAGTATGTTTTACGACCCTTGGTTGGCCTCTAGCGAGGCCCCTAGGCCGAGTACTGACTTACCCCTCACTTCGCTGTAGCTCGCTCGGGCGTTAAGCCCGAACTGCCCAGTACTTTTAGTGGGGATAGCTCTATCTCTAATAGGAAGATCATACTCAACCTAGTAAATATGAAATGAGCATCCGCGCCGATGATACGCAACTATACCGAAGAAGAGTTATATCTCCAGGCTACCTCCAGTAGAAAATTCTGGAAGCAGTACAAGGCAGAGCGAGAGTCCCGTCGCTTAGAAATGCGCCGCCAGATTGCGGCGGCAATTCTAGTAGAAGAGATGAGACGAGAAACCAGTGGCCGATAACAGCGCCGACATCGCCAAGAGAATCATCCTTGGCTGTGTAGCAGAGGGTATGACCATCGAGCAGGCTTGTGCCTCGGCTGGTAAATCCATTAAGACTTACGAGTACTACCGACGCACCGATAAGGTCTTTACAGACAAGGTTGACCGAACACGCCTAGGTCTAAAGGACAAGAGCTTTGCATCAGGTGATGTACACGACTTAACCTTTGCCGAGTTCCGCGAAAAGTTCCTCCACTCTAAGACCTTCCCACACCAGCAAAACCTGGTAGATATGATCGAAGGTAGAGAACCTGGTTGGCTACACCCTTCTATGAAGTATGAGCCAGGGCTAGCATCTAATAGAATTTTATTGAACATCCCGCCCAACCACGCCAAATCTATTACGATCACGGTGGACTATGTAACCTGGCAGGTAGTACGTAACCCCAACTTTAGAGTTTTGATTGTTTCCCAGACCCAGCAGTTAGCTGCCGACTTTCTCTACGCCATCAAGCAACGCCTGACACATCCGATGTATGAATCACTCCAACAGGCTTACGCGGCTGGCGTAGGGTTTAACTCTAAGTCAGCTTCCTGGCAGGCAACCCGCGTCACCTTTGGTTCCGAGTTACGTGAGTCTAGCGAAAAAGATCCAAACATCGAAGCCATTGGTATCGGTGGTCAGATCTACGGTAAGCGTGCAGATATGATTATCGTAGACGACGCTGTTACCTTAAAGAACGCTAACGAGTTTGAGAAACAGATTCGCTGGTTAACCCAGGACGTACGCTCTCGTTTGAACCCTACGGGTAAACTTGTAGTTATCGGTACCAGAGTTTCGGCGATGGACCTATACCGCGAGCTACGCAACGAAGACCGCTACCCAGGTGGACTGGTCCCGTGGAAGTACTTGGCTATGCCAGCGCTTTTGACAACAGATGATAACCCTGACAAGTGGGAGACTCTCTGGCCTGCATCCGATGCACCCTTTGATGGTCAGACAGAAACAGATTTGAACGAAGACGGCCTCTACCCTAGATGGAATGGTCGCAACCTTTACAATGAACGCCAAGCTATGGATGCAAGTACCTGGGCTTTGGTCTATCAGCAACAAGACATCTCAGATGATGCCATCTTTGATCCGGTATGTGTGCGAGGTTCTATAGATGGTATGCGTAAAGCAGGTCGCTTGGTTCCTGGTAACCCAGGCCATCCGCGTGATGTTAATGGCTTTTCTTTTATTTGTGGTCTTGATCCCGCTATGGTTGGTGATACAGCCGTCGTTTGTTACGCTGTTGATAGGGCTACACATAAACGCTATATCGTTGATGCTATTAAAATTACTAGGCCAACGCCTGCTGCAATACGCCAACTAATCTTTGACTGGACTTCCCTGTACCAGCCCAGTGAGTGGATAGTAGAAAAAAATGCTTTTCAATCATTCCTTACGCAAGATGAGGGCATCCGCCAGAACCTTGCCTCACGGGGTGTGTTACTGCGAGAACACCATACTGGAACCAACAAGTGGGACTCCGGTTTCGGTGTTGCTTCTATGTCCACCTTGTTCGGCACAAAACAATTCGACGGTAAACACCACCGCGACAACCTTATTCATTTACCTAGTGACCAAACTGAAAACGTCAAAGCTCTTATCGAGCAATTGATTACGTGGTCACCTACTACTAAAGGCAAGACCGATATGGTGATGGCACTTTGGTTCTGTGAGATCCGCGCACGCGAGATGCTCAACCAAGGTATGCACAAGACCCACCATATGAAAAACCCATTCCTATCTCGTTACGAGGTAGGCAAGCGAACGGTTATCAATATAGATGAACTGCTCGCCGAAAAAGATCGCACGTTCATCTAAATAGGAGATAATACAATGGCATCATCACGTAGAAAAATTATGGATATGGAACGTAAGTTAAATCTTACTAAGTCAACAACTGGAAAGTCAGAGCGCATTGCTTCTGCACTAGCAAAGCCTGCTAAGTTGAAGCCAAGCGAAAAGGCAGCAGCAGCAGCAGTTATTAACCCACGCCGTGTACTAGACCAGTCACGCGCCCTTGCTCGCGCAAAGGGTTCAGTTGCTCGTGCAGAAAAGAAAGCAACCGCTGCCAAGATGCTCAAGGCTACTACTGGTGGGACTGCAGCAAAGAAGAAGACAGGCAAGAAGTAATGGCACAAATGAGAAAGTCTGGACCTGCTAAGCCAGCATATAAAGCAGGAAAACCAGCAGCACGCAAAAAGGCTGGACTAGCCCAAGGAGCACTTGTCGGCTTATCACTTCTTCCTGCAGGTCGTGCTGTTAGAGGTATAGCAACTGCGGCAAAGGCTGCATCAACAGCAAAGAAAACAACTGCTACTGCTAGAGCAGCTCAAGGTGCAAAGATTACCGCACAGCAGAAAGCAACAGTTGCTAGTAAGACAAAAGTGTCTTCCTTAGAAAAGCAAATTAAAGAAATTGAAGCACAGATGAAAGCAAATGCAGCAAGAGCAAAAGAAATAGCAAATTCTAAAAGAGCACCTGGTGCTCCAGCTCGTGACTTGTATCTGCTTGATGCTAATAAAAAGTTAGCAGCAGACCTTAAGAAAATTCGCCAGTCATATTACGACGCAAAATCAAATTGGTAATTAGGAGATAGTAATGCCTAATATGAAGAAGCCTGCGCCTAAGAAGCCAGCAGTTAAGCGTCCAGGTGCTAAGCCAGCACCGCTTCCAAAGAAGCCAAAGATGACTCCTCAAGATGCAGCAATGAAAAAAATTCTTGAAGGCAAATACGGCAAGATTTACGGATAAGGAAAACAATTGTTATCAGTCAAAGAAGTTGACGCTAAGCTAGCACGCTTACGTACTCGCTCATCAGCGCGAGATCAACGTATGCGTGATGTGCTCTCGGTGCGTCAGGGAGATATCTCTAAGGTATACCCTGCAATGTTTTCAGAGGAATATCCAAAGCCTCTGGTTGCAAACTTCATTGACGTAGCAGCACGTGACCTAGCAGAAGCAATGGCACCACTGCCATCCTTTAACTGCTCAGCAACCAATATGGTTTCAGATGCAGCACGGAAAGCTGCCGATACTAGAACTCGTATTGCAAACTTTTATGTAACAAACTCTGACCTACAACTGCAGATGTACACAGCAGCAGACTGGTATAACACCTATGGTCTTGGTATCGGTATGGTTGAGATGGACTTTGAGGACAACAACCCTCGTATCCGTATGCTCAATCCATTTGGTACATACCCAGAGTTAGATCGTTATGGTCGTGTTATGTCTGTAACTCAGGTCATCGTTACCGATGCAGAAACATTAGCTGCACAGTACCCAGAGTACTACGACATAATCCTAGGTAAAAACCAGTACGCTCTATCTTCTCCTTATATCTCAATGGTCAAGTACCACGATAAAGAACAAGACCTTCTTTACTTACCAGAGCGTAAGAACTTAGTTCTATCACGCACACCTAACATCTTAGGTAAGGCAATGGCATCTGTTGTAATGCGTTCATCTCTTGACGGAGAAGCACGTGGACAGTTTGATGATGTTCTATCTGTACAGCTTGCTCGTGCTCGCTTTGCAGTATTGCAGATCCAAGCAGCAGAAAAGTCTATCCAAGCACCTATTGCTATCCCACAGGATGTGCAAGAACTTGCTCTTGGTCCAGACTCCATTATGCGTTCTGCTAACCCACAAGGTATTCGTCGTGTTCCACTAGAACTACCACCTGGAGTCTTTACAGAATCTGGTGTATTAGAGCGTGAACTACGCCTTGGTGCTCGTTATCCTGAATCTCGTTCAGGTAACATTGACGCATCAGTTGTAACAGGCCGTGGTGTGCAAGCACTGCAGGCTGGCTTTGATACACAGATCAAGGCAGCACAGGCACAGTTTGCTCGTATGTTTCAAGAACTTATCTCTGTTTGCTTTGAAGCAGATGAGAAAGTATTTGGTGGTATTCCAAAGACCATCAAGGGTTCAGATGATGGAACACCTTACGTTCTAAAGTACACACCATCTCGTGACATCAAGGGTGAGTACGGCGTAGATGTACGCTACGGAATTATGTCTGGTATGGACCCTAACCGTGCCATCATTGCTTTACTACAAATGCGCTCAGACAAGCTCGTATCTCGTGACTATGTACGTCGTGAGATTCCAATGGACTTGAATGTTACGCAGGAGGAACAACGTGTTGATATCGAAGAAATGCGCGATTCTTTGCGCGTGGCTGTTGCTCAGTATGCTCAAGCCATTCCGGCCCTTGCAGCGCAAGGCCAAGACCCTAGTGAGATTATCACCCGCATTGCATCTGTTATCCAAGGTCGGCAAAAGGGCCAATCGCTAGAGAGCACAATCGAAAAAGCATTTACACCAGAACCACCTCCTACCCCGCAGATGCCACCAATGGCACCAGGTATGGAACAACAACTTCCAGCAGCAGGAGCGGCCCCCGCCCCAGCCTCAGCGCAACCTCCACAAGAACAAGGTGGTATGGCCCCTGCTGCTGGTCAAAGACCCGATATAGCCCAATTACTCGCTGGTATCACCGGCGCAGCTTAAGCAGAGGAGGTGTAAATATGAACAAGGGATCTCGCGCAGCAGCGCCAATGTCAAAGCCAGTAGAAGGCAAGAAGGACACATCTAAGCCAGCAGGTGGCAAGGTAGTTCCATCAATGATGCCAGCAGGCCGTCGTGGCAACGCAGTAAAAAAGGGATAATAACTTTTAATGGGAGGAGCACTGGGCGATGAAAGATAAAAACTACATTTCTCGTCCAGTGCGCTTTCTTGACTTTGTTGTTATCGGTGTAGGTTTTTTACACAACATTGCTTCATCTGTTGAAACATTAACAGGTGAGCTAATGGAATTATCAATTTATCAATCAAATCATCTTACTCAAACCAATAGGGCTTGGGAAGATATGGCAGCAGACTTAGAAAAATTAGAGGAGGAACAACAGTGAGTATGATGAATCCACTGGCTGGACCAGCAGGTCCAGGTAAATTCTCCACACGTACCGATAAATTAGAATTAGGTTCTACCGCATACGGCGAAGGCGTTGAGACACAGGCTATTAAGTCTGGCGCTCCGCTTGCCAAGACTGGTGATGTACGCCCTGCTCGTGCAGGAGATGTACGCGAAGCCGCTGAACAAGGACCTCTAACAGAATTATTTGCACCATCACAGCGACCAACTGAAGACATTATGGTTGGTAATAGGTTAGGTCCTGGCCCTGGTCCAGAAGTACTAGGTATGAATCCAGCAACTGAAAAACTATCTGATGTATTAGCAAAAATGATTCCTTACGATCAAACCGGTGAAATTGCAATTTTGTATCAGCGAGCTGCATCACGAGGTCTATAAATGGCGCAGAATAATTTAATTGCTGCGGCAGCACAAGCTGGTCTTAATCCATCACAAAAGTCACAAGTTGATGGTTTAGCAAAACTTCTTGATTCTCACAAGACCTTACTTGCTCTACCTGCACCAGTTGCACAACAGAAGTTTGGTCAAATGACTCAAGACCAACAGAACGCTCACCTTGCTATGTTTGGCGAATCAGAAGATGCGCCACCTGAGCAAAAGCGTGGTTGGTTTGGAACAGCATTTCATTACGCAACAGCTCCTATTAAGGCTGTCATTGGTGGAACCTTTGCTGCATTAACTGAAGTATCAGATGCGATGACTCGCTTGTATCGTACTGGTGCTATTGCAGCAGACCAAGGCGTAAATATCGGTAAAGCCTTTGAGATTGCTAACGATAAAGGCGATATGGTCTTTAGCCCAGATCGTATTTCACGTGCTAAAAAAGAATTTGGTAATGACTTAATCAATGTTGCTATGAAGGTAGCAGGTGGTACGCCACTTGATAAGATTATTGCAGAAGGCACTGAGATTGAAAAGCAGATTGCACGTCGTGCAGATCTACGCTATAGCACAGAAGAAGATATTAAAGATTTCCAAAATGCGCTAGATAAGGTCAATGCTGCCAAGTATTCTCCTGGTCGCGCTCTTGCAAACATATTGCTTCCAGGTTCAATGGAAGGTTCAGGCTTTCTATATAAAGGTATATCTGGACTTGGAGATGCAACATATCGCATTTTTGCTGACCCAACACTAATACTAGGTAAGGCGAAGAAGGCATATGATGCCGGAGACTTCCTACTATTTAATGTTATTGGTAAAGAGAAGTTTACCTATGGTCGTAATCTATTTGCTGTTGTTGGAAATACACAACGACTAGATAAAGTATTTGAGCAAAAGGGTGTAGTAGATTTCTTTAATCTCTATGGTGAAAAACTAGACGAACTAAGTAAGATACGTAATACAACTAGAGATCTACGTGCTCAGGTTGCTGTTAGTGATGAACTACGTCGTATTGCACCAGAGTTTGGTCCAGCAGCTATAGATGAGTTTATTAAAGCTGGCGTTAAAGACGCAGCAACTGCAAGAAATTATCTACTAAATGTGGTAGATCTAAAGAGCATTGTTAGTGGACAAGCAGCACGTATGACTCCACTTGTGCCTACACTTAGTCCTGCACGCAAGGCACGTATTGCTACATTTAGAACAGCAAACAAAGTTTTTAACATTGACGAAGTTGGTCAAAAGATTGTTGATGCCTTCTATGGTACTAACACAATCCAATATGAAGATATTGCTGCTGGATTAACAGATGATGTTGCAGACCTTGCAGGTTTAGAACGTCAAGTTGGTCGTATCAAAGGTTCTGACGGAGCCACACGTATGCCTCTGCGTCAGATCCAAGGACGCATTGACCGCTTTGCACGTAAGTTTTCAACTATCCCGTTCTTTCGTGATAACCAATTCAATGTACTAGCAGATGACGCATCAACACAGGTATATCGTCTAGCTCGTCTTGCTAACTCTCGTTACCACGCAAAGATTATTGCAGAAGCATTTACTGCAGGCAACGAAGGTCAACGCAAGCAAATCTACGAAGGTGTTTGGTACACACTTGCAACTATTCGTGGTGTAGATAAGTCAGAAGCTGGAAGAACATTCCTGCGTAACTTTGGTAGTAAGGGCGTTCCAAAGGCTTATGCCTCACCTACTATCGTTCGTGAGATTGATGAAGCAGGTAATGAGATTACCAAGCGCATTAACCCTGATGAGTTGCCTAATGGACAGCGCTCAGCATTGTTTAACTTTCAACTATCTGAGACTATCTCAACTCCTAGTATTCAAGACTTAGATCGCTTAGCTGCACGCTCTGGAATCATTGATAATGTTATGGGTCTATCCCAACAGAAGTGGGCAGATGACCTAACAAGCGGTTGGGTTCTTGGAACTCTAGCCGGTCCTAAGTTTCCAGTACGTAACGCTGCTGAAGATTTAATGCTTCACCTTGCAGTTGGTGATTCTCCTTGGGGAATCGTAAAAGGTCGTTTGCTGTCAACACGTTTGCGTGTTGCATCAGGCCAAGGCAAACTAGGTTTTATTAACAAGATTGTTCGTAAAAAAGAAGTAGATACTTTTAATGCAAAGATTAAAGCAGCAGCAGAAGCTGGTGATGTCAATGCAGCACAGACTGTTATGGCAGAAGCAATCCTTGACTCTATGGTCGGAAAGTTTCTTGATCCACAAGCAGCAGAGTTTTTAACAGAGTTTGCAAAGTTTGGTCGCTTAGATGAAACTATGCGTATCATTGGTGAAGGTGGCAAGAACGGCCTTCGTGGTGCAGATCAATTTATGGCAGCAACAGATGATGTTGCAAAGTATGGCGAAATGGCTGCATTAACCTATGACGGAACTGCATACAAGCAAGCCTATGGCAAACGTTCATATGCACCATTTAGCCCAATCGCAAGCACAGAGAGTCGCCTAGGCTGGCTAGTACAGATTAGTCGTGTAGCAAATGATGAAATTGGTAGTCTTGCTATTGCTAACCTTAATGATGAAGGTAAAGCAATTGATGAAATTGTTACTTATCTAAAGAGTCTAACTCAACAAGAACGTGAGCGCTTTCAGCTTTACAGTATCCCTGGTGAAACAGAACAGAACCACGCACAGCGTGCTTTCCAGGCTGTTAAGAATCTCTTGTCTAAGGAAAATGGTGATGTTAACCAGGACCTACTAAGCAAGATCCGATTCACAGATGGACTTGGAAAAGTAAAAGTATCTGCAAATAACCTTGGATTAGATGATTTACCAGGACTTGATGACATTGCTCTTGCTCCTAGGTGGATCAATGGTCCAGTACTTGTACCAGTTACCGAAGGTAACCAGTTTGCTGCTGGAATTATGGAAAAACTATGGGGCTATATGGGAGAAGCTAACGCTAGATTCTCACGTGAGCCATTAGTCATCTACCAGTTAACACAGATTCGCAAGAATATGCGTGCCACAGGCTTTGAGAAGTCTATTATGGACCGCTTTACTGTAGGTTTAACAGGCGAAGCACTTGAAAAGGGTAAGGAAAAGGCAACTCGTCACCTAGTTGACATTGCAGAAGACCTTGCTCGTGAGCGAGTCCTAGCATTTGTTGACAATCCTGCAGTGCGTAGCCAGTTAGCTATGTCTGGTCGTAACTTTGCACGCTTCTATCGTGCTACTGAAGACTTCTATCGTCGTATTGCACGCACAGTGAAGTACAACCCAGAGGCTTTGTCTCGTGCAGCACTTACTTATGAGGGTATTTCACACTCTGGCTTCGTACAGACAGATGATAATGGCGAGCAGTACTTCTTCTATCCAGGATTAGAGCCTGTATACAAGGCAGTCAATGGAATAATGAAAGCATTTGGAGTAGAAACAGCGTTTCAGATTCCAATGCCAGTAGAGTTCTCAGGTAAGTTGAAGATGATTACACCTTCTATGAACCCTGACTCATTGTTTCCTACGTTTGCAGGTCCATTAGCAGCGTTTCCAGTTAAAGTAATGGGTAACTTAATACCTCAGTTTGCTGAATTGGAAAGAGCTTTCTTAGGTGAGTATGGCGAAGATGCGCCTATGATAAACGCTGTATTACCTGCACACGTTAACCGTATCTTGGGTGCATTAAACAAGGATGAGCGATCATCTCAGTACGCATCTGCTTTTCGTAAGGGTGTTACCTACCTAGAGGCTGCAGGCTATAGCCCAAAGTCTCGTATTGAGATTGTTAATGGCCAAGAGGTAGAGGTTCCACCTACACCTGGTGAACTACAAGAATACAAGGACAAGTTGCAGTCTGCAACGCTAAGCGTTCTAGCACTTCGTGCGGTGTTTGGCTTCATTGCTCCAGCATCACCACAAGTTACACTCAAGTCTGATATGGCTAAGTGGGTACGTGACAATGAGCGCACAAACTTTAAGCAAGTATTTAACAATTTATTGCAGTCATACAATGGTGACATTGATAAGACTACAAAAGAGTGGATTAAACTTTATCCAAACCAAATGCCATTTACAGTATCTGAATCAGAGCGCAATACAGTAGCTGTGGTTCGTGCAGTAGATGGTGCAGATACTTGGATTCAAGAGAACAAGCCACTACTTGAGAAGTATAAGGAAGGCGCTCCATTCCTTATTCCTACAAAGGGTGACTTTAATTTTGATGCTTACAAGATTATCTTCCAGGCAGGTCTGAAGAAGAGCAAGACTCTTGATGATTACCTCAAAGAAGTTGGTGCTGCCAAGGATATTCAGTACTACTACAGCCAAAAGGAACTATACGAGGCAGATCTAGCAGGTACTCCTTCAGATGAAGGAAAGCGCTTGATTCGTCAACAATGGAATACTTGGGCGGACCAGTACAAGAATACACGTCCAGTGCTGCAAGAAGAACTAGGTACAGGTGGTGCAGGTCGTCAGATCCAGCGCCAACGTGCATACCAAGACCTAGTGAATATGCTCAGTGACAAGTCTGTAATAGCACAGCCAAAGACTCGTGCGTTACTTTCTAAAATGGTCAATGAGTTTGAAGCCTATAAGACTGCTCGTGATTCTATTACTGGTAACGGTGATACACAACAAAACTACAAAGACTTGTTGCGTCAAAGCATCAAAGTAAAATTGTTAGAAATCGCAGGGGCAAACCCAAATGCTAAATCAGCATACGATGTATTATTCTCACGATTGATTGGAGACTAAAATGGCTAAATCTGCTGATGAAGCACGTCAAGGAGCTATGCAGACTTGGCAAAGCCAGATAATTCCATCTGGTACAACCATCTCCAATACTGGTGTTAGCGGAGGATATGAAGCTACAACAGTAACTGCTAGTCAAGATGCAAGCATTTTGTACAATATGTCAGAACCAGATCGTAAGATCCTTGCTCAAAGATTAAAGAACGCTGGCTACAAGATAGCGGTTACTGGCAAGTACTCAGATAAGTTACTTTCTGCTTATTCAACAGCTTCTATGAAGGCTGCGCTCCAGAGCCAAATGGTAGGACAGCAGTTTACTGTAGGACAGTACCTAGACCAAGAAGCAGCATCTAGGATTGCAGAAGGTGCATCAGGTGATGGACCAACCATCCGCAAGGATATCCGTATTGCTGATGAGACAACTGCTAGAACTCTTATCAATGCAGTTCTTAAGGATGCACTAGGTCGAGGTGCTACTAAAGAAGAACTAAAGAAGTACACATCAGCATTACAGAAGGCGCAGAAGGCTGCTCCTACTGTTACAACATACTCAACATCTGGCGATGTTCAAACTGCTACTACAACAGGTGGCATTGACGAGGGGCAGTTCTTGATTCAGCAAATTGCAGGCACAGATGAGGCTAAGGCCAATAAAGTCTTTAGTTACTACGATGCCTTTAAGAGTGCGTTAGGTGTGCGCTAATGGCTAATGCAATTAAAACTAAACTGCAAAAAGTTTCTGGCGAGTATTCAGCCAAGGTTAATGATATCCGTGACCTTAAAGAAAAGAAGAAGAAGCCGTTTGTAACAGATGCTGAAGTAAAAACAATCAATGAACAGATTAGAGTTCTTGAGCGTGAATCCAAGGCAGCAATGGCAGAACTCAACAGACTTATTAAATTAGAAAAGACTGCTGAAGAATACCTAGATCTTAATAAAAAGATCAAAGAAGATCAAGCAAGACTTGCTAAAGCAGAAGCACGTGGAGAAGATACTGCTTCTATTAAGAGAGATATTAACAAAGCAACAAGCAGAATTGGTGTTATAGCACCAGATGTTGAGCGCAGTTTTCCTGAAATTAAAGTAGCAAAGCCTACAGTTTCTGCTCCTCCTGCTGGCCCTACAGGACCAGTAGCAACTGCACCTACACAAACTACAGCACCTACGCCTACTCCGACTCCAACACCTACGCCAACACCAAAGCCTACGCCAAAGCCTAAGCCTGGTACACCAACGCCGGAACCTACACCTACTGAAAAAAAGACATTAACAATTGATGAAATCATTGACCAAGTTGCGAAAAACTATGGTTCTATTGACACAATCTTTAAGACTAATCCAGACCTTCAGGCTTTATTACGTAAAGCTATAGGTAAAGATGGCGTTCCTAATACAGATGATGATTTAACAGCAGATCAATTTGTCAAGGAACTTGAGAATACAAATTGGTTTAAGACAAACGCTAATGCTGTTCGCCAGCGTGGATTCTATAAGCGTCAGTTTGATGACCTAATTAAGACTGGTTCTAATGCGGATGAACTTCTTAGAACTACCGAATATGGCCGTGGACTTACTTACACAAAACAGGTTATAGCAGATGAAGCTAAGCGCCTTGGTGTAACAGTATCTCCAGATGAACTAGATTTAATCTCCCGTGATATCTATGACCTAGGTTATGAGAACCAGCCAGCAATAGTTGCTCAACGCATCAGAGCCAAAATTTCATACAAGCCTGGTGGAATAGTAGGCGGTCAAGCAGGAGAGAATCTTGCTGACTTGAGAAAGACTGCCAAAGCAAATGGACTAGACTTAGATAAAAACTTTGGTTCTAGTATCCAAGGATGGCTACAAAACCTTGCACAAGGTGAGTCTATTGAAACCTTCAAGCAGATCATTCGTGGCACAGCAAAGCTAGGACTACCTGAAAAGGTATCCTCTTTACTTGACCAAGGAGTAGACCTTGATACTATTTACAATCCATACAAGAGACTTATGGCATCTGTACTAGAGATTAACCCAGAGAGTATTAGCCTTGATGACCAAGTACTTCGCAGTGCTATTGGTCCTGACAAAGAAATGTCTTTGTATGACTATCAGAAGATGTTAAGAAAAGACAATCGCTGGCAGTACACTAATCAAGCTAAAGAAGAAGTATCTGACACAGCACTTAGAGTCCTTCGTGACTTTGGATTCCAGGGGTAAATAAATGGCGCAAACAGCAGCTCAAAAGAAAGCACTTGCAGCAGCGCAAGCACTTATTAAAAAGCAACAGGCTAGTTTAACAGAACTTGAAAAAGTACAAAAAGAACTTGATGCTCCGAATGTAGCAGATCCTTATTATACAAAGAAGGACTCGCAAGGTAAGACTCAAGCACAACGTGATGCACTTAAAGATGCTTTTGCTACAGCAGCAGGTATCCGTGATACATCAAAAACTAAATCTGCCTATGTAGATCCAAAGACAGGCAAAGTTGTTACTATGTCTAAAGGAACCCCAGTTGCAGGTGGCGGCGGTGGCGGCGGCGGTGGTGGTGGAGGCGACGGTGGAGGATCTCCACTTACAACATACACAGCTCCAGATGGCAGAATCTTTACAGACCTTGCTCAATACAATGCCTACATTGAACAAACAAAGCAAGAAGAAAAGCGTGTCAAGGGACAGTCTGCTTACGATCTACTATTTGACCGATTTAACGAATATGGAATGGGCGCTCTAGTAGAGCCGCTTAAGCAGTTTATCCAGCAAGGTTTATCTTCATCAGAATTAACTCTTCGCTTACGAGATACAGATGCCTACAAGAAGCGCTTTGCAGCTAACGCACAGCGTGTGGCTAAGGGTCTTCGCGCACTGTCAGAAGCTGAGTACATTGGAAAAGAAGATGCTTACCAAGACATTATGCGTCGCTATGGATTGCCAGAGTCTTATTACACTCGTGGTGAAATGGGCCGCCAAGAGGGATTTGAAAAAATAATTGCAAATGATATCAGTGATGTAGAACTAGAAGATCGTATCTCTACTGCACAAAAGCGTGTACTTAATGCTAACCCAGAAGTAACTCAGGCACTCAAGCAGTTCTATCCTGATATTACTAATGCTGATATCTTGGCTTACACTCTTGATCCTAAGAACGCTATTGAGAATATCAAGCGTAAGGTAACCGCTGCAGAAATTGGCGGAGCTGCAATCCAATCAGGATTGCAAACTGGCGTATCTCGTGCAGAACAATTACAAGCTGCAGGTGTTACTAAGGCTGCAGCACAAGAAGGCTTTGGAACAATCGCTGGTGGATTACAGCGTGGCTCACAACTAGCCTCAATCTATGGAGAAAATCCATACACACAGACAACAGCCGAGACAGAAGTATTTAACATTGCTGGTGCTCAAGAAGCACGTAAGCAACGACAAAAGATTACCGGACTTGAGAAGGCCACCTTCGGTGGTCAATCTGGTCTAACAAGTGGAGCATTAGCACGAGATCGTGCTGGCGCTTACTAAATAAAAAGCCTGCCACTAGAACGACTGGCCTAGTGGAGCGACAACAAGACCAGGAGTAGGAGCCATACCGTTTCCCCAAACGAATATGAGGCCTGCGCCAACAACTAATAGGGAGAAGGACCACTATGTCCAATTACGACTACGAGGATGACGACGACTTCGATACGAATGACTCATCAAACGACCTAGTAAAGCAACTACGCAAAGCGTCTAAGCAGAAGGACAAAGAACTACAAGAGCTTCGTGCTCAGTTCGATGGACTAAACAAAGCGCAGCGCGAACGAGCAATAAAGGATGCCCTCGCAAGTCGCGGGGTAAACAGCAAAATTGCTTCATTTATCCCACAGGATATAGACCCAACTGAAGAGTCTGTATCTAAATGGCTTGAAGACTATGCCGATGTTTTCGGTATTGAAACAAGCCAAACCCAGGCAACACCTAATGTTAATCCAAACGATGCTGCAGCATATAAGCGTATGACTAACTCCGCAGACTCTGGTGTTTCACCAGAACACAACGGAGATATTATGCAAAAACTAATGAATGCAAACAGCAAAGAAGAACTGGATGAAGTCATTAGATTGTCTGGACTCTAATCCGATCCTAACGAAAGGCTAGACTAGAAATGGCAACCCCACAAGGTACCCCTACTAGTACTGGTAACATCACAGCACTTGTGCAGGCAGCATACGATCAGTATGTAAGAATGGCGCTTCGCTCCATTCCTGTTATGCGTTCACTTGCAGATGTTAAGCCAGTACAGCAAGCAATGCCAGGATCATCAGTTGTTTTCTCAATCTACTCAGATTTGGCACAAGCTACTTCTACATTGACAGAAACATCAGATGTATCAAGCATTGCTCTAGGTAACCCATCACAGGTTACAGTAACACTGAACGAATACGGTTCAGCAGTTACAACAACAAAGAAGTTAAACCTAACTTCATTCAACGACGTTGATTCAGCACTTGCTGACATCATCGCGTACAACGCAGCAGACTCAATTGATAACGTTGTAGGTCAGGTCCTGTCAGCAGGAACTAACGTGATCTACTCAAACGGTCCATCAGGAACTGCTCCAACTTCATCAGCAACAGTTCTACCAGTAGACACAATGACAGTTGCGGATATCCGCAACGCTGTTGTATCACTACGCACAAACAAGGCATTGCCTCGTATGGGTGAACTATATGCTGCATACCTACACCCACGTCAGTCAGCCGATCTTCGCGCTGAAACTGGTACAGGTGGATTCCAGGAACTAACAAAGTACGTTGAGCGTACACCGTTCGTTGCTGGTGCAGTAGGCGTTATCGAAGGCGCTTTCATCGTTGAGACACCACGTGTCCTAAACGGTCTAAAGCTGTCAACAGGTATCACACCTACAGTTGCAATCACCAACGTTGCTTTGACATCTAACGTAGTAACAATTACTACAGCAGTTGCTCACGGCCTCGGAACAGGTCAGGTTGTAACAGTTGCTGCTACAACAAACACAGGTGTTAATGGTACATACACCATCACAGGTGTTACATCAACAACATTTACCTATGCACTAACAGCATCTAACATCACATCAGTTGCTGACACAGGTACTGTTACATTCACCAACAACTACCGTGCGATTATCGCAGGTCGTGAAGCATTGGCTGAAGCACAAGCTGCAGACATCTCAACCGTTATCGGTCCAGAGATTGACGCGCTACGTCGTTTCCGCACAATCGGTTGGTACTACTTCGGAGGCTTTGCACGCCTTCGTGAAGCAGCTCTCTTCCGTATTGAGTCTGCAGCAACAAACGGATAATTCCGCTAGTGCAACGGCAGAGGGTAGGGAAACCTACCCTCTGTCACTTAGGAAAGGTTGGATATGCCATACACATTAGTAACTCCGTACCAGTGGCAAACCTGGGGCGCAGGCTTAAACGAGTTCACACCGTACTCACGCCTTGCAGGTCGTCGTCTTAATGGTGGAACTATTGATGGCGATATTGCTCCAAGCCTTACAGATGTTCCACGCGGTCAAACTTTGATTGTTAATGGAACTCAAGTTATAGCAACATTAACTCCAAGCCAAGATGATCTAGCAGCAGCTAGTTATTATTTCCTCGGTGGTCACGAATACGAGATCAGCGATTACCAAGCAGGCGTTCTTACCGCTGCCGGATATGGAAGTTGGATAACTCCAGTATGAGTTTACATAGACGCACAACGCACCTTGAGTATGTAGAAGGATGCTTTGGTTGCAAAGTAGGAGAACTAGAGTTGAGCGTAGGTGTGGCAAACCACAGAGGTATACCTACTGCTAAGCAGCACGATAAGGAACTACAGTCCTATTACGATGCAACACGACAGGGTATAGAACCACGTTCAACAAAGAGCAAAGATATAGATGCAGCAGTCCAACTTTCCAACGAGGCTGGTAAGGCTTTCGATGGAATCTCAATGACCTTTAAGGAGTAGCAATGCCAAATGTAAACGGAAAAGAATTCCCATACACAGCAAAAGGTATGGCAATGGCAAAGATGGAAGCCAAGAAGACTGGCAAGAAAATGATTAAGAAGCAGACTAAGAAGATGGGGAAGAAGAAGTAATGGAAAACTATTCAGAAGATATCACAAAGTACCCAACACCTGATAAGCAATACGAAGGTGCAATGAAGTACGAGACATACGAATCAATCCAAACCGGTGCGATGGGCAAGTCTGCTAAGTAATGGCTAAGTCTCCAGCGTGGCAAAGAGCAGAGGGCAAGAACCCAAAGGGTGGCCTCAACGCAAAGGGTCGTGCCTCTGCCAAAGCGCAGGGGATGAACCTCAAGCCTCCAGTTAAAAAGGCTGAGGCTGCCAAATCTCCTAAGTCTGCAGGACGACGCAAGTCTTTCTGTGGTCGTATGTGTGGGATGAAGGCCAAGAACACTTCTAGTAAGACTGCTAAAGATCCGAACTCAAGAATTAACAAGTCACTTCGTGCTTGGGATTGTAGTTGCAAATGAAAAAGAAAGCAGCATTCTGGGATACAAAGAATCCTAAAGAGAAGTCAAGTAAATTAACGCCAGCACAAAAGGCGGCAGCAAAGGCACGGGCTAAGGCAAAAGGACGACCTTATCCAAACTTAGTAGATAACGCAGCAGCGTCTCGTAAAAAGAAGAAGTGAGGTAGATAGGTGGCACTAGGAGTTTACGGTACAACTTTACTAGCAGAGATGAACAGACTTGCTAATGGTGGCACCTATCGAACATCTGCAGAAATGGTAGATATGGCATTGGCTGCTCGCCAATGGGCTGTAGCACGTTCAGTATCAACAGAGTTAACAGACACGGTTGGAGTATTAAATGCGATTGCGGGTACGACTAGTGATAATCGTCTTGATTACAATGGTGTATGTAACCTCATCGCTGGTACTTTTCAACTACCTGCAGCGCAAGCTCTCAGAGCGGTGTCATCTTGAGTGCTAAATATAACTTGGTCTGTGACCAAGCAACTACATTTAACTTTCAGTTCCAGATCCTGAATAACCAGACTCCTTGGAATCTAACTGGATACACAGGCGTTATGACTATTAGACCATTCGTTGGTGCTACTACTGTAACTACAACGGCATCTACTACCAATGGTGCTATGGTTTTTGATCCAGGTAATGGACGCATTACAGTTACACTCAGCGCTGCAACTACTGCAGCTATTGTAGCTGGACGCTATGCCTACGACCTAGTACTTGATTCAGGTGGAACCATTACAAGAATCTTAGAAGGCAAATTTATTGTGACAGGGGCGGTAACAACGTGACCACTATTATTGTTATCGAAAACATTACCCCGCAAGTAGCGGTAGAATTTTCGCAAGACCAAGGACCTCAAGGATCTCCAGGTGTTACTGGACCAACAGGACCTTCTGGTCCTGCGGGAGCAACAGGAGCTACTGGCTCAGCAGGGGCAACAGGTGCCACTGGTGCCACTGGCTCGACAGGAGCAACAGGTGATACAGGAAGTACTGGGCCGACTGGCCCAACGGGTGCCACGGGTCCTATTGGAGCTACGGGACCCACAGGACTTACAGGCCCAACGGGTGATGCGGGAGCAACAGGTGCAACAGGACCTGTTGGCGCTACAGGAGTCACGGGAGCTACTGGACCTACGGGACCAGTTGGAGCAACTGGAACGACAGGAGCGACAGGTGCGTCAGGACCTGCGGGAGCGACTGGCCCACAAGGGGTAACAGGTGATACAGGTCCTACAGGATTAACAGGAGCTACGGGTGTTACAGGACCTGTCGGTGCCACTGGTCCAATAGGAGTTACAGGCCCACAGGGTGTGACTGGAGATGTTGGACCAACAGGTGTAATAGGTGCTACAGGGCCAGTAGGTGCAACAGGTCCTACAGGACCAGTCGGTGCAACTGGTGCTACTGGACCAACCGGTGCTACAGGTGCCGATGGTGGCGGTGCTAACTTCTATGACTACAAAGTCAAGACAACTATTACTACAGGCGATCCTGGCAACACACATCTTATTTACAACAACGCAACACAAATATCTGCCACTCAAATCAATGTAAGTCATATTGATTTAGATGGTTTTGACATTGATATCTTCTTGGCTTTAATTAAACAAAACGATACTTTGATTGTCCAAGATGCTTCATTGTCTGACAACTACCAAAAGTGGACAGTATCTGGAACACCAACGCTGCAAACAGGATATGTTGAGATTCCAGTAACTCTTACAACATCTGGTGGAACTGGCACAACTAACTTTTCTAACAATCAAGAGGTAATCTTTGTAATCTTTAGTGCTGGTATCGTAGGACCTACAGGTGCCACAGGACCCGTTGGTGCCACAGGTGCCACAGGACCACAAGGAGTTACAGGCAACGCAGGCGCTACGGGCGCTACAGGCCCTACAGGGCCTATCGGAGCCACTGGACCTGTAGGAGCTACTGGTGTAGCAGGCCCAACAGGGGCTACTGGTCCTACTGGATTAACTGGTCCGACTGGACCTGCTGGCACAGGTATTGCAGTAGGCGGAACCCAGTACCAGATTCTAATAAAGAACTCAGCCACAAACTATGACACTACTTGGACTAACGTGATTGATGGCGGAACTCCGTAATACAATTCTTGTATGAGATTTCACGTTATCAGCCTGCCCCATACACAGACAACTAAAGAGTACGTCAACTGTGCCTATACCGAAAAGGTTAGACGCTTTTGTATAATGATGAAGAACCTTGGTCATACAGTTTACTTGTATGCCAGTGAAGATAATGAAGCACCGGTAGATGAACTAATTACCTGCATCACTAAAGAGCAACAGCAAGAGGCTCTAGCTGGTAAACACTTTACTGAAGCTGAGTTTAATAATGAGTTACCACACTGGCAGATTTTTAATGGCAAGGCTATTGAAGAACTAGGTAAGCGCCTAGAGCAAAAAGATTTTATCTGTCTTATCGGTGGAGCATCACAAGAACCTATCGCTAAGGCTTACCCAAACCATATGAGCGTAGAGTTTGGCGTGGGCTATGGTGGAGTATTTAGCCAGTACAGAGTCTTTGAATCATACGCTTGGATGCACAGCATCTATGCAATGTTTAAGAACCCAACATCAGTAGATGGCAACTTCTATGATGCGGTTATTCCTGGTTACTTAGAACCAGAGATGTTTCCGCTGCAAGAGAAGAAAGAAGATTACTACCTCTACGTTGGACGTATGGTAGATCGCAAAGGTATTGGAATTGCTCAACACGTCTGTAAAGAGATGGGTTTGAAACTTATCTTGGCAGGTCCTGGCAAAGATCCTAAAGTTGAATATGGCGAATGGGTAGGACCAGTTGGTCCTGAAGAACGAGCAAAGTTAATGGGTGGGGCTACTGCCTTATTTGCACCAACGCTATACATAGAACCTTTCGGTAACGTCGTTATTGAAGCACAGACCTGTGGAACTCCAACGATTACCACAGACTGGGGAGCATTTACAGAAACTAATCCCAATGGAGTTACTGGATATCGTTGCAGAAATGCAATGGAGTTTGCAGCAGCTACAGAGTGGGTGAAGGATTTAGACCCAGTAGCAATACATAAGCGAGCAGTGTCCTTATATTCATTGGATGCTATAGCACCACAGTATGAACAATATTTTGCAAGACTCCTTACGTTGTGGGGAGATGGCTGGTATGAGAGGAAATAATGCCAACACTAAATGACCTAGTAGATGAGGTTAAGGCTAACCTGCAAGGGTATGCACTACGCCAAGATCGCATCACTTACGTTGCCAACCCTGCTGGTCTAACCACTACTAGCACATCAATTACTGTTGGCTCTGGAGGCAACCTTGCCAAAGGCATCATCGAAATTGATGATGAGTTAATGTGGATTGATAACTTCGCACCAGCTAGCAATACACTCAATGTTATCCCAGGCTTTGGTCGTGGGTACCAAGGAACTGTAGCATCACCTCACGCACAGTACGCACAAGTAACTCTATCTCCAACCTTCCCACGTAATAACATCAAGAAGGCTATCAACGATACGATCAACAGTTTCTATCCTAAGCTCTGGATTATCAACTCTTATACATTTACCTTTAACGCATCTCAGGTTACATATCCACTACCTGATGATGTTGAGGGTGTTCTATTTATCTCTTGGCAAACTACAGGTTCTAGCCAAGAATGGCTACCAGTAAATCGCTGGCGCTTAGATGGTATGGCAAACGCTGCTACCTTCAACACAAACAATACACTTAACATCTATGAGAACGTACAGCCTGGTCGTACAATTCAAGTTTGGTACACAGCAACGCCTAACACTCTTGATGCCAACACAGATGATTTTGCTGACGTATCTGGTTTACCTGATTCTTGTAAGGATGTTGTCGTACTCGGAGCATCATACAAGTTACTGTCTTATCTTGACGCTGGACGAATCAATCTCTCTAGCGCTGAAGCTGATCTAAACGACAGTAAACTCCCATCATCTGCAGGAGCTGCTGCATCTCGTTATATCTTTGCTCTATACCAGCAACGACTCAATGAAGAAGCACTCAAGTTAGCAGACAAGTACCCGATCCGTATTCACTATACCCGTTAAGGAAAACCAATGACCAGTTATTATTCATCAACTAGTATTGCAACAACATTGCAATCTGCTATTTCTAGCAGTGGTGCAACATCTATGACCGTGGCTACTGGTACAGGTACTGCTCTTATGGGTGGCGTAACACTTGGTGCTGGCAATGTAGATGTCTTTACTGTTGCTATTGACGTTGACACAATCAACGAAGAGATAGTATTTATTACCAACCAGTCATCGGACACGATGACCATTGTGCGTGGTCAGGCTGGCACATCTGCGGTAACACATAGCGCAGGAGCAAGCGTCAAGCACGTGCTTTCATCCTATGACCTAACTAACTTTAGCAATGCTATTGAAAGCTCAGTACCTGCTCCTGGAACACCAACGATTGATGGCGGTACTCCGTGAGACTACAACTAAATATATCAGCAACCAACAAAGAAGGAAATAACTAATGCCTGTACAAACACAGATACTAACAAGACGTGGTACTGCTGCATCCTGGACTTCTACCAACCCTACGTTGGGTGCTGGTGAAATCGGGTATGAAACAGATACCGGAAGATTTAAGATAGGTACAGGCGCTGCAGCTTGGGCCTCACTAGGATACTTTAATAGAGACCCGTTAACTACTAAGGGTGACCTCTATACCTTCTCTACAACCGATGATCGCCTAGCTGTCGGAGCCAATGGGGAAACTCTCGTAGCAGATAGTTCCACTTCAACAGGCTTGCGCTATAACCCACAAAATGCCTTAGCCAATCCAGTCATTAACGGCGGTATGGATAACTGGCAACGCGGAACCTCAATCTCGGTTACTGCAAGCGCTGGTTATACATATACCGCAGACCGTTGGTGTTTAACTACTAACGCAAACCAAGCAATGACAATTTCACGCCAAACAACGGGTGATACAACAAATCTTCCAAACATACAATACGCCTTGCGTTTTCAGCGTAATTCAGGACAGACGGGTGTCGCGGCACTTTACAATTTTAGTTCTTTTGAGTCTGTTAATTCTATTCCTTTTGCAGGAAAAACAGTCACTATGTCTTTTTACGCTAGAGCAGGTGCTAATTATTCGCAGACTTCAAATGGCTTAGGTTGTGGTGTTAATACGGGAACAGGAACAGACCAACAATATTTTAGTATGACAGGTGCAGCAAGTCCATTAAGTTCAACAGTAACTTTGACAACAACTTGGCAACGATTTGTAGTGACTGGAACAATCGGTGCAACTGCAACACAACTTGCGCCGTGGTTTACTTTTACACCAACAGGTACGGCTGGGGCTAATGATTACTACGAAGTGACAGGTGTGCAGATTGACCTAGGCACTTATACCGCTTCAACTGCACCAAGTTTCCGCAGGTCTGGCGGAACAATCCAAGGAGAATTAGCCGCTTGTCAAAGGTATTACTTCCGTTGGACTGCAACAGACCTTTA